TGGGTGTGGGTTAATGCGTATGATATTAGATTTATTACTGCAAGTTATACAAGTGCATTGAGTTTGGAGTCAGCTGAGTATAGTAGGGACGTTGTTAGGAGTGATAAATTTCAGCAATTATTTCCTGAAATAGGGGTGAAGGAAGATAAAGATACGAAGTCAAACTTTAGGGTTATCAAAAAGGAATATCGCAATGGGCCATATAAACAACCTAATCAAATAAACGGTGGCAATAGGTTTTCGACATCAGTAGGGGGAACGTTGACTGGGTTTCATGGGCATATGTTATTGGTGGATGATCCACTTGATCCGAAACGAGCAATATCAAAAACGGAATTAGATAAAGCGAATCGCTGGATATCAGAAACGCTATCGACGCGAAAAGTAGACAAACAAGTTACGCCGATGATTTTAGTTATGCAGCGATTACATGAGAATGACCCTACAGGGTATTTATTAAAAACAAAAAAAGATAGGATCAAGCATATATGTCTTCCGGCTGAGATAAAAAATTACAAACATAAAGTGAAGCCAGTTGAGTTGATGTTGAGATATACACATAAATTATTGGACCCAGTACGTATGCCTATGTGGGTATTGAATGACATGGAGGGCGATTTAGGGCAGTATGGATACGCAGGACAAATAGGGCAAGACCCAACGCCCCCGGGTGGGGGTATGTTCAAAGTAGATAATATACGCAGCATTAACCAACTGCCACCCCCTGTTAATTACACACAAACAGTCCGTTATTGGGACAAGGCGGGATCGGTTGATAGTGGTGCCTATACGGTAGGATTGAAGCTGCTTAAATTGAAAAATAATCAGTATATCATTGTCGACGTAGTGAGAGGTCAATGGAGTGCAGAGCAGCGCGAACGAATAATATTACAAACAGCACATGCAGACGGAGAAGAATGTATAATTTACCACGAACAAGAACCGGGCAGCGGTGGCAAGCAATCCGCGGAGGCTACAACGCGAATGCTGGCTGGTTTTAGGGTGTATGCGGAACGCCCGACGGGTGATAAGGTATATAGAGCTGATCCGTTTTCTGTTGCTGTCAACAACGGTGATGTAAGTTTATTGCATGGTATATGGAATCAAGCCTTATTAGAAGAAATGAGACTATTTCCGTACAGCACTTACAAAGACCAAGTAGATGCTGGAAGTGGTGCATTTGCAGCATTAACAGGAAAGAAAATTGCAAGAGTAATTAATTAATGGCTATGGAGAAAAATGGTAAGATACAAGTGAATGATGAATTGATTGCACGTGCTCAGTTGGCTCAGCAATTTGGCAGTCAGTTTGGTGGTGAGCGCAATGTATATGAAGCACTAGGGTATAAAACTCAATTGGAGTTCAGTGATTACTATACGAGGTATTTACGACAAGATATTGCGAAGGCATTAATTGACCGTCCAGTTAATCGCACATGGAGTGGGGATTTGAAGATCAGTCATGTCGAGGATGAAAAAGTGTTGAAACGTTGGAAAGAATTAGATCGCAAGTTAGGTATTCAACAAAAACTGAAGCGACTGGATAAACTTTCACAGTTAGGGCATTATGCTGTATTGTTATTGGGGTATAGTGACGTTATGGATCAAACCATGTGGGCACGTCCTATTGAAGGCACACCCGATTTGGAATACATTAAGCCTATTAGTGAACAATCTGCGACGATAGCCGCATATGAAACTAACCCTAATAATCCACGATATGGGTTACCTATACAATACAGCGTGCGGATTAAGAAAGGCAGTAAAATAGAGGAATCAGTCTTTAATGTGCATTATACGAGGGTAATTCATGTGGCGGGTGAAATATTGGAAAACGAAATAGAGGGCATTCCTTATTTACAGGCGGTGTATAATAGGTTGATGGATTTGGAAAAGTTAGTAGGGGCTAGTGCGGAGATGTATTGGAAAGGAGCGCGCCCCGGGTATAGTGCTGTACAAGATAAGGATTACCAGTTCAGCCCTACATTAGAAAGCGGGGTAAGGGAGCAGATTCGTAAATATGAGCATGGTTTAAGCCGTTTTCTATTCACTGAAGGAGTAAATATACAGGCATTGCAGCAGCAGGTAAAAGACCCTAATCAAACTGTAGATGTGCAGATACAGATGATTAGCGCTGTAACGGGTGTGCCTAAGCGGATATTGACAGGTAGTGAGCGGGGGGAATTAAGTAGTTCGCAGGACACTGATCAATGGAATAATTTCATACAGGATCGTAGGGAAGAATTTGCGAACGTTTTTATCATAGTACCTTTTGTTAATAAGTTGATCGAGACAAGGCAGTTAGCGGTAGATGAGACAGAGTACATGATTGAGTGGCCTGATTTATTCGCGCCGAGTGAGAAGGAGAAAGTAGAAGTAGGGGAAAAACGTGCTAAGATATTGAAAGAATATGCAGCCGATCCTATTGTACAAATGTTAATACCGCGGAAACAATTCTATTCAATGCTGTTGGCATTTTCGGAAGGTAAGGTGGAAGAGATATTGGGGGCAATAGAAGAGGTGCAAATAGATGAGGAGGAACAACAAGATTTTGATAATATAAACGAAGATGAATTATGATATACATACAAACGTTATCGACTGCCTTGCAATTCCCTTTTCAAATAAAAAATAAGAATAAAATAGAAAATTATGCACATTTGTAATAATCATATACAAGTCAATGCCGAATTAGGATATGATCCTACGCGCACGACAACTCTCCGCAATGCGTTTGCTTCCGTTATGGGAAGGCGGTTTCGTACTATACGTGGATTGATACGTAAGGCATTGGTAGACGATGATGTATTCGGATTACAGAATCCTACTATCAATGCAGATTTAGGGCAGCGTGCATTTGCATTTGAGACGGATGCGGGCAAGGTAGATGCTTTCATGCGGTGGCTGAATAAGCAGGTTAATGCTAACGTGTTGGAATTACAAACTATTCAGCGGGTAGGTGGCTCTGTTAATGAAGCATGGAGTAATTTATATATTCGTGATGGATATAAACGAGGAGTGCAGCGGGCACGATATGAGATGGGCAAGGCTGGAATGCAAGTGCCTACTATAGGGGAGACAGGAGGAATATCTGTAAGCATGCAGCAACCATTTCATGTTGATCGTTTAGGGCTATTGTTTACCCGTACCTACAATGATTTAAAAGGTATAACGGATGCTATGTCTATGCAGATTAGCAGGGTATTGACGCAGGGTATGTCCGATGGGGATTACCCATGTTTGTTAGCGAGGAAACTGAATGCGGCAATCAAAAGTGGGGGTACTGATTTAGGATTGACGGATACATTAGGCAGGTATATTCCAGCGGAGCGGCGCGCTCGTATATTAGCCCGTACAGAAATAATCAGAGCCCAAGGGGTTAAGATAAAGGCGGAACTTGTCACGGCGGGGGATAAGCGTGTATGTAGCAGGTGTAGTGATTTAGAATTAAAAGGCACGGTATATACATTGAAAGAGGCGAGGAATATGATACCGGTTCACCCACAATGTAGATGCATAGCTTTACCAACCATGCCGGAAACACAAAGATGACAAACAAGAAGATGAGGATAGTCTGCAATTGATAAACAAATAGCAGAGAGTTAATAACTTATTGATAATTTTTTTTGTAATTAAAAATAATTAAAAATAATATTTGCTTAAATGAAAATACATACAACACATACAACACATACTTAAATGAAAATACATACAACACATACTGCTACATACGATATACGGGCAACTATGTACGATGGTAAGGAATATATTATTGTGCCAGTTGTGATGATGCGTGAAGGAGTGCATTCGGGCAGTCATGGGTCACTATTTCATAGTGCAGAAGAATTGGGCAGATACCCAGCTGCATGGGACGGGCGTCCGGTTGTAATTCATCATCCGGAAGTAAATGGTAAGCCTGTTTCCGCGAACCGCCCGGATGTTAGTCAAAATGAAAAAATAGGGTACGTTTTCAATACGCAATTGGATGGGGATAAACTGAAAGCAGACGCATGGTTGTGTTTAGAACGCTTTAAACAGATTAGCCCGGAAACATTAGAACATATTGAATCTCACAAGCCATTAGATGTGTCGGTAGGTGTGTTCACGGACAAAGAAGCCGTATCTGGTACGTGGAACGGGGAAAGTTATGCAGCAATAGCACATAATCACCGACCAGATCATCTAGCGATATTACCCGGGGGGACAGGGGCATGTAGTTTTGCCGATGGTTGTGGTATTAGAAATAATAGCCAAAAAAATAATGAAAATGTGGAAATAAGTGAAAAGGTTAACAATGCCATTGAGGTATTCAAGAAAACGCAATTTGTACAATCTGATCTGAATGTAAATGAGACAGATTATAAGCAATTGCAGCAAGGCATTCAGCAAAAGTTGGATCGCATGGACACAGATAATAAGGTTCATTGGCTTGTCGTCTTATATGGAGACAGGGTTATATATAAGGTGAATTCGGAAGCCGATGAGGATTATTATCAACGTTCATATGAAGTGATGGACAATGATGAGGTTGAATTCGGTACGGATGTGCAAAAAATGCGATTTACCTATCAACCAGTAGCACAGAACAATAAATTTAAAAGGAGTATTAATACAAACAATGGAGGTAACATGACGGACGTTAAGAAATGTTGTCCTGATAAAGTGGATGAGTTGATTGCCAATAAAGCAACTAAATTCACTGAGGATGATAAGGATTGGTTGTTAACACAATCAGTCGAGACAATTGAAAAAATGTTTCCAATTAAACAAGAACCGGAACAGGTTTCTGTTAATAAGGAACAGGCGCTGGAAGTATTGAAAAAACAGTTATCCGATAAGGAGCAGGTTCTTGATATGCTTCCGCGGGAAATGAAAGCTCAGTTTGAGTACGGTTTGAATGCCTATCAAGCTGAACGGACTAAATTGATTTCAGGTATCGTGAAAAACAGCAATGAGCAGTTTAAGGGGGAAGACCTGAAGTCAATGGATATGCCAATGCTACAGAAAATGTACAAATCAGTCGTAAGGCCTGATTATAGTGTGGCAAACGGTGATACAGGAAGCGAAGTGAATGTGAATTCCGAGTATGATGGCGTCGAGCCATTACTGCCACCCGGAATGGAAACTGAAGAAAAATAAGGAGGTAAAAAATGGCTAAGAAAAGTATAATTTTGAAAGATTTCCTCAAGGTATTTGAGGAATATGAAGCAGCCGGGACAATCACTCCGGGCATGTTGCTTGAGTATACCAGTGCTGGGAAGGTACAAGCCCATTCAAGTGTAGGTGCTAATGTTATTCCGATGCTGGCGTTAGAAGATGAATTGCAAGGCAATGGCATTGATGATGATTATTCAAGTGGTGGTCAAGTACAATGTTGGATACCTCAACGAGGCGCACAGGCATTGTTGATAGTTGCAAACGGGCAAGATATTACTGTAGGTGATTTGCTGGAAAGCGATGGTAACGGAAAAGTTCAAGTGCATGCTGCAGACAGCGCTGGTACATTGTATCCAAAACAGATTGTCGGGGAGGCATTGGAAGCGGTGGATATGTCGGGCAGTTCCGCAGCGGACCCGAGTGGAAGAATTAAAGTAAGAATACTGTAATAAAAAGGAGGAAATGATGAATATTGATTTTATAGGCAATGGGCAGGCTCAAGGGGAAGTAGCCGGACTGTTGGCGAATGGGGCATTGAACCCAAACAAGATGCGCCCATTCCTTGCGAAGAATAAGCAAGGTAAGGTAGGCGCTTATATTAGTGTTTTCAAAGGCGGAGATGCTAAGAAACCGGAAAACTATTCAATTCAACCTGTTACTAATGCCACCCTTCGCAGGGATGAGTGGAAGCAGTTGGATGATGCGTTATTGAGAGTACAGCGTGAACGATTAACAGGTTTTGACGATCTGCAAGCGAATGGGCTGGTATATAACTTAAATAACGGAATTGGCACGACTGTATTGGAACATCACAAGATATCGGATGCCATGTCAGCAGAGTTGAGTATGGACGGGAAAGTACGTGGGCAGAATGATCGCCCGGATTACAAGACTGAATATTTGCCTATCCCAATTGTGCATGTTGATTATGAGATTAATATGCGTGCGTTAGAGGCAAGCCGTTCGTTAGGTAACCCACTTGACATCAGTTCAGCAGAATCAGCTGTACGTAGAATTCGTGAGAAGTTAGATGACATGTTGTTTACGGATACTTCATACGCATTTGGAGGAGGTACTATATACAGCTATTTGAATCACCCAGACAGAAACGAGGTTACCCTTTCAACTGCATGGGATGCAAGCGGAAAGAGTGCCGGGGACATTGTGGATGACGTAGTTGCAATGAAGCAGGCATCAATTGATGCGAAGCATTATGGGCCAGATCGGAAGAGCGTCGTG